CGCATCAGGAAAGTAAGCGTCGATTAGGTTGATCAGATCGTGATCGAGAGCGCTCAACACAGAGGCGTGTAAAGAGAGCTTTTGACCTGTGCCAAGAAGGAGGCGATGTGCTACGCCAGCTTCAAGTGCACGTTGGGGATCATTTCTTCCTTTGAAGTAGAGAGAGGCCACATCTCTATCCACCTCAGCAACAACGCAGTTGTAAATTTCAGGGATGCTATCACCCGCTGACCTTTTGCCCAAAAAAACGGGCCCGCTGGGATTTGCAAACGTGTCTAGGACGAGTTCACGTCCGAATAACTTCGAATACAGTCCCGGCGCGGACTCAAAAAAGGCTTGTTGATCGCGAGTGACAGCTTTGGCAATTCCGTCATCCCCAAAGACGAGTAGACCAGTGTCACGAATAAACTCAGGAAAGTGTAAAACTGAACGGCCAGATACTGCCCACATCAGCAACCACCGCATCACGTGAATGAGGGTGTTGTTGGTAGATGTGAGACAGGATCCAGATTTAAGGCCGCCGTCAGTCATGACAATGTCGCCATTAGGGAGGATGCAGAGGGAATAAATTTCCTCCGCGAGGAGAACAGCAGAGACTTGAATTGCAGCGTCTCGACCGCCAGGGTAATTACTAAAATCTAAGTGACGAAGCCGTAGCTTGAAACAAAGACAAAGTTCTTCGGCTATGATTGATGCATCCCAGCGCTTGCCATCCCAGTTGAAGTAGCGGCGACCACTAGACAAAGTCATGTGGACTAACCGCCACCACTCCTGAGGGATAGACATACCAAGCGCGGAGGGTGTGGCAAACCTGTGTTCGAGCATATTCTCATTTTGCTTTTTGAACAGCTGTTGTAACATCAGGTTATGAGGCCATGTGGGGTTTTGATAAGTACGAGGTTCTTTTTCAACAAGTCGCACTTCATCTTTACCAATGACATCAAAGACAGTGCAAAGCCAACCGACAAACATGAGGGGTTGATCTAAGAGGTCTTCGATAAACAGAGGTACTTCACCAATACAGCTACCCTTGGTACCAAAATATTGCTTAGTAGAGCCCTTTGTAGGGTCCATGTACGCTAACACCTCCGTACCTGAAGAGGTACTAGTAGAAAGCGAATCGCCAAACAATATATCCATGATTTTTAATATGGGTTCTTCTAACCGCCTATACTCACGCGA